AGCGTCATGGCACCAACGACCATGCGGATACTGACGACAAGCCCATCGGCCAACATCTTGGCCATAGACCAGCCCTTGGCGTTCTCCGCGAAGAACGCGACGATGAGGTTAGAGACGGTCGTGATGGCGGGGGCCAGTTCCGCCAGAAACTGATTGATGAATCCCTGGATGGGCATGCCGAGTCGCTTGAGCGCGTCTTCCATTGACGCAATAGCGGCTGCTTGCCTGTCGCTAAGGGTCACGCCGAGAGCCTCTTGCAGACGCTTTACCTCGGCAGTGGCCTGCCCGGCACCACGTATAAAGTTGAGCATGCTCTGGCCGCTGCGGCCAAAGATGTCTACGGCGGCAGCAGCCTGCATGGCCGGCGGCAACGCTGCGATACGCTGGCTAATCAGAGCGAACTGGTCCGCCGTGCTCATGCCGGCCAAATCCTGCATCGTCAGCCCCAACTGGCCAAACGCCTTGACGGCAGTTGGAGTGCTTTGCGCTAGTTCGCCGACCATTCGCGTGGTACGCCGCAACGCAGTTGTGAGTTGCTGCTGACTGGCGCCAGACTCATCTGCCACCTGCGTCATCAATTGCAGGTCGGCAACTGTAGTGCCCAGTTCTTGTGAAAGGTCATCCAGTTGAGCAGCCGAAGCCGTGGCGGCGGCGAACGCCGCAAACGGGGCCGCGATCGCCGCGACGATGCCAAGCGGCAGCAGCAGGCTCTTCATCGCCACGGACAACGCAGAAACGCCGACGGCCGCAAGCGAACTGGCCCTGCCAAGACCGAGGGCATTGCGGGCCGCGTCGCTGAACAATCCGCCGAGCCCGCCCGTCTGCTTGCGTGCGTCAGTCGCAAAACCACGCAGCTGGCCGCTTGCCCGGCTCAGCCCGGCAGTGAGCCCGCCGGTGCTGGCTGTGATAGAGACGTTGACGCGACCAAAGTTGTTTGCCATCTCGCGTCACCGTGGAAGTGGAATCGACTGAAGAACCTGCCACATCTGCTCTTGCGTTTGCTGTCGCTTTTCCACGGGCATGTAGTCGTGCGGCTTAGCCCTCGGTCCCTTGAAGTGTGCGTTACGGAACTGTGCGTGACTCTGTGCCCACCGCAGGTATTCGTCACCCCACGGCTCCAGGTGGTAGTACGCCAGCCAGCCGTAGAGTTGATCGACCGGCATCTCGTCTGCCAGCCGTTCCACGTCCCATATGCCCAACTTCAAGGCGAGCCGGTAGAGGAACGTCATCACCGGTCGCCGTTCTAGTTTTTTGCCGCCTCCTCGATAGCGTTGGTGCCGAGGCCGTTGAGCCGAAAGCCCGCGTCCACAATCCGCTGGACAGCCTCGCTCTCCAGTTCGCCGATCCACTCGGCGTCGCCCTCGTCAAACAGTCGCGTACCGTCTTCCTTGACGCACAGCAGCACGACCACCTGGGCGCGAACGTTGCGAAGATTCACCTTGCCCGGCACGCCACCGGTCACGATCTCCTCAAACCGATCGCGGTCGCGAGCCGAAAACTTGGCCACGTACAGCGTGCCGCCAAGCTCGGGAACCTCGACGGCCTCACGCGGGCGAACGCCACGCCGGGCCTTGATCTCATCACGGGTTAGTGCCACAGGCCGCGTCTCCTGTCATCATTAGCCGATGCTGCCAGACAGCTTAATCGTGACCGTGCCGGTCATCATGTCATCCTTCGGGGCACCGGCCTCGAACTGTGACAGGAAGCCGTAGGCCGACCACAAAGCCGTGTTGGTGCCGCCGTTGGCAAACCGCACTGCAACAACTTGCGCGGTGGAAACATTAGTCATCGCGGAAATTGGGCTGATCGACGGGTCGAAGTGAATCTCTACCGAGATTTCACCCGGATCGTAATTCTCGCTGGCAAGGAACTCCTTGCCGCCAGAGGTCAGCATGTGCGACGCATCGACCACCTCACGCGAGATGCCGCCCCAGTTGATGCCGTTCACCTTGTAAGTAGACGAGTTACTGGTGTTCGTGAGAATGCCACCAAAAGAAATCGTCGTTCCCTGGCCGATGTCGTTCGCCATTGCTATCACGCCTCCATGCGTGGTTACTCGGTGTACGTGATCTCTACCGTGAGATCAGTACGGTAAATGGGCAGCTGCTCGCCGTTGTTGGGCGGCTCCTGCGTGTCCTGGTCATTCGTGACACGCACCAGCCGCACATCGGCGTTGCTCTTGTATTGTAAGGCCAGCCTGACTTGTTTCGTCAGGTTTCGCACAGCCAATAGCGTGTCTCCGACGCACGACAGCGTGTACGTCGCACGCATCAGCCCGGTGTGCCCTGTCATGTGTGTACCGAACTCGCGATCACCCTGATCTCGCGAGTAGACGAGCACCGGCAGGGAACTGCCTTGCGGCGCCTGCACGGCGAATATCCGCGTGCCCACCAGCGCCGTCACGCCAGTGGCGGCGGTCAGCAGCGAGACCAGTGCGGTGTCGATGTGAGTGACGGGCATGGTTACCTGGCCCTCGTCGCCCGGCGAATGGCAACTCGCTCTGCTTCGGCGATGGCCGTCCCCAGCTTGCTCTGAAGTTTTCCGACCAGCCGCTCTTTGATTTGCGGCAGATTTGCGTCAGCCCACTTGCCAAAGCGGCCGGTGCCCTCGAAACCGTAGACCTCGTAGAAAAAAACGTTCTGGACGTTGCCGCCGATGCTCGACACCTTGCCCATCAGGTACGGATACTTCTTGGAGAAAGCCAGCGGAACGCTGAGCACATTGCCCTTCGGAGTGCGAGTGGCAACGCCGTTTTCAATCCACCAGGCGTGAAAGCCCTTTTCTCGATTTGTGCCGCCGGCTGCTGTGCGATACCCAAGAACACCCACAGCAGTCTGGTTCTTTCGCTTCTTCTCAAGCTTGAACCCGACCGACCGACGCAGGTTTCCAGTTGGCCCCTTGGGCGTTAGCGACTTGATTTCTGGAATCTCGTTGGCGGATGCCTCTCGCACAGCGGCACCAAGGTACTTCCGCTGAATTGAGCGCGGCAGGACCTGAAAGCCCTGCAGGACCTGCTCAACGCCTTCCACGCTTGTCACAACGCCGTCTGCCATCAGTCCAGCACCTCGTTCACCATGCACTCATGCTCCATCCGTCGCCCACGCTCCAGCACCGACATGATCTCGAACGTGCGACCCTGGCATATGATCCGCATCTTGGGAACCAAGCCGGCCGTGTATCGCATCCGCACCCTGTGCGTCACGCTGGCTTCGTTGCTCATCGCATTCACCTGCTCGCTGCCAGACAGCGGCAGCAGGGCAATCATCCGCGTCTTCCAGGTCGAGAACGTCAGCGTCGGCTCGTTCAGTTCGTTGACCGAGTCTGTAGGCGTCTGAATCGTCGCCTTTCGGTCCATCTCACCAGATCGCAGCATGCGTCACCTCAGCAATACTGCTTCCATCGCAACGGCGACAACAAGGCTTGAACTGCAAACTCCAGTTCCTTGGAGATACTGCCCACCAGCACCGCCTCGCGATTGGCGTACCAGTGCCCGATCAGCAACTTGATCGCGTGCTTGGCCTGCGGAGGCACAGCCGCTACGCTTCCGTATCCGGCCAGGTACGTGATCTGCACGCTCTTGTCATCCAGCCGCACGCTGGGCCAGTCCTCCAGGTACAGCGGATAGATCAAGCCTGGAACGTGGTCGCGGTCTACGCGGAACTGCTGCGTTCCAGACTGCGACCACGTAATGGTCTGCGTCGCGCCGCCCGTATCGACGTAGGTGACAGTCACCGTGGCGCTCGTGGCCGTCGCGTTCAGCCGGATTGGCGGGCGCGGAAGCTCAACCCGGAGAGCGGGAAAATCATCGAACGCCACGGTGTACGCTTTGTCCGCAAAGGTGCGGTCGCAGTAATCCTCGCACCACTGCACGGCAGCATCGATCAGCACGCCGATATACGTGTCGTCGTCGGTAAAGTCCACGATGCGAAGGTGCTCCTTCGCTTCGGACACGCTGACAGGGCGCTCGTTCGTGCCGCTTGCCGTCGAGACAACCAGGCTGCGGTAGCGGCTGCCGGTGGCAGGAAGCTCCCAGTTACGCATGCTTCCGCCTCCGCTGCTTGGCGACCGGCGACTCCGCACGCTCCACCTCGGGCTCCGGTGCCGTAGCGAACCGCAGCTGCGGCTGCTCCTGGTGGCGGACGGCATATCGCTGCAACTCGAGCGTGCGAGCCAGCCCGCCAGTGACATGCACGACCTGGCCTGGGCGGTACGACATATACGACCGCAGCATGCGGACGGGGATCAGTTCGACAGTCTGCGTCATTTCCACACGTTCTCCGGTGGCCGGCCGCCGCGATCCCAGAAGTCGCCGGGATGCTGCAGCAGGGCCTGCATGTTCTCGTTAGGCCATTTGATCCACACCTCGGCGTGGCCCAGCACGACCCGAGGGCACACGCCAATCTTCAGTCCAGCCTTTTGCGCCGACTGCCACATTGCGATGTCATCGTCGATACGCGATTCGTCCCAGCGGCCATTCGGGCCGGGCTTGCCGATGAACCACGGATGCGGCATTTTCTTGAGCGCATCAGCCCGCAGTAGCGTGAACCCAAAGTGCGCGGTGTTTGCCGTGATGACGTTGTGGTATACGAAGTGGTCCCGGCCAACCTCTGCCAGCCGTTCGCCTTTCTCGCCACACATCGTGAACAGCGGCTCGTCATTTCGCCGCTTCATCTGCACTGCCGCGACGAAGTCATAGCCGCTCGCCACCGCATACGTCAGCAGCCGCGGCACGGCGTCCTGCTCGAAGATGCTGTCGTAGTCCAGCGTCAAGATCCACAACGGCGGCGCCTTGGGATCGTCGTCGGCTTCGACCATGTCCGTCAGGACACGCTCTAGGCACTGCCCCCAAAACGCCCCCTCCAGGCGAACCGGAGAGATGCCGTATGGAATGAGGCCCCTTGGCCAGCAGAACATGTGATCCTGCCAGCCCAGCCTCGGGACAGACATAGCACAGTGCAGACGCACCGGCCCGCTGCCCGTGTTGAGCACGGCGGGCTTTACGCCCGCCACAGACGACGCCGCGCCCACGGCATCCTCCTATGGTTGGAGAACGTCAGTCAATCAGCCCTTAGCCCACACGTTCACGCCAGCATCAGCGGTCGAATCAGCACCGATCTCACCACGGCCCAGCCGAGCCGAGATCACGACGGTGTTGTTCGTCGCGCCCGCAGCCGACGCGGACGGCGTCACCTCGACCTGGAGATACCGACGCAGAGCCTTGGTGCTCACGTCGAACCGCGTGATGTTCACCACGGCCGTGTTGCTCACGCCAGCCAGCGTGTAGTCGGTGCCGCTTACAAAGCCCGAGATGGTCGCGTAGCTGCCATCCGTGTCAGAGTGCTTCAGCGTCACCACGGCCGGGGCCGACGTGTGAGCGATGGAGCGGTACGCCACGTCGATGCTGACCGAGTCGTAGCCCAGGCAGTCGATGGCGGCCGAGTGCGAGGCACCAGACGCGACACCAGCCGCGGCCGACAGGGACACGACGCTCTTCTGATTCTGTGCGTGGTTCACGATTGATTCCTTGTTCTTGGGGTCAGAGGATGAGAGCCACGACCGGGCCAGCGTTGGAAGCGTCGCCCACGTCCGAGGTCACCGCGTCGTAGGACACCGTGGCCTGGAAGTAAACTTGGTCAAATTCAATGTAGCGGTCCGTGCTCGCACGCACCGCTACCTGGCGTCGCAGAGCGAAGTGGCTGGACCGCTTCATGTCGCCGAAGAGGGCCACGCACTGACCGGCCGAAGCACTCTTCCGCATGACGTTGTTGAAGAACACCGGCCAGCCGAGGAACGTCGGGCGGCGGACGCCGTCCACAATCTCATTGGCGAGGGCACCGTTGCCGCCGAGAGCGAGCGACTGCATCGCAAGAGCGTGCATCTGCGGCGTGCAGTACCAGCCGCACGTCGGGCTCTGCGTGGCGTAGGTCGGAGCCTTGGCCACAGTGGAGAGGAAGTCATCAACCGTCAGTCCGGTCACCGCCGTCTGCGTCGAGTCGTTGATGCCTGCAGTCAGAGTCTCGTTCTCGAACTTCCACTGGATGCCGCGGATGCCGCCGTAAAGGCTGGCGCCGGTTCCGATGAAGCCGTCTTCGTCGATCCGCTGCGCGATGGCCAGGGCGAACTCCTCGGCCACGAGCCCGGCCAGGTCAATCGCCGAGTCGTCGATCAGCTGGTTGGGGACGCGAGTGCCGACGCGAACTTCCTTGCTGGAAAGCATCACGTTGTCGGTCGCCATGTCCGTGGCGAGCGTCTCGGCATTGGCGGCCGTGTGGTACGCAGTGTTGCCGCTCACCCGACGCGGGATGTAGAGCGTGTCGCTCGTCATCTGCAGGTTGTTGGCCTGAGCGGGGAACGCACCGAACGACTCGACCAGGCGAATCACGGTCGAAGCGAACGTGTCTGGAATGAACACGCCGCCCTTCGCATTGTCGTTTGGCGACAGGGCGCGGGCCTCGACGTGCTTCTCGTACCACGAACGATCCTCGGCACGGCCGAGAACGTAGCCGCGAATCCACCGGCCGCACGCTTCCGCGTCGCTGGACGAACGGAAGTGCCGACCCTTGCCGCTGGTCGCACGCTCGGCAGCAGGGGCAGCCGCGGGAGCGACGGTCACCTCGACCGGCTTGGCCGTGGCGGCAACCTTGCCACGCAGGGCGGTGATACGCTCGGCGATGGCATGCTCGCGGGCGAGTTCCTTCTCGAGCTGCTCGGCCTCGCCGGCCAGCTTGTCCATCTCGGCGACCTGCTCCGCGGAGCGGTCCTCGACCTTCGACAAGTCATCGAGCATGGCGGCCACAGCGGCGGCCCGGTCCTGAAGCTTCGTGAGTGCGGTGGCCATCCTTGGCGCTCCGTGGTGTGAACGGTGACTTCCGTGTCTTTGTTCACACTACGGGACGAATGGCACTCAACCTCGCCGGGAGTTTGTATCTACAAAAGCACGGCGGCAGACGTACTCCGCTGGCACGACTTGCTTGGAGCGGAACGTGCAGCACTGGCACTCGATGTACCGCACCTGCGAATGTTCGCCGGCCTGCACGCTTGAGCGAGTGCGGATGCGACCCTTGCCGCACTGTGGGCAGATTTCACCCGGCTTTGCCACGCAGAAAGCTCCTGAGACGTGCGGCACGAAGCCGCAGACCAGCGGCCGCTGCCGGCCGCATATCTGGCTTGGCATCCGGCCCCGGCTCTACAGCCGGATCCTGTGATGCTAGCCACGCCTCCAAGCTTCGACGGGCAACGCTCGTGGTCGAAGATGGGTACGCCGGATGTGTCACTACGCTCACGTCATAGAGTCCCGACACTTCGCGAATCGACCGCCTCGGCTTGCCGTCTTCGCCTGGCGCCCACTGCTCGCCGCGTGGTTCCACGGTGAACGCGAAGGACGAGCCGCGCAAATCGGAACGGGCCACGAGCTCGCCGACCGTGCGGCCCAGTTCCGTATTGGGCAGCACCACCGAATACCTCAGCCCCTTGTCATCGCTGGTGAGCTCGAGCGTCCCGCTTGACGTGCGGCCCAG